GGAGGGGGGGGGGGGGGTGATCAGGGCGAAGACGGCGGCTTGGCGGGCGTAGGCGCCGCCGGTGCATTCGATGCCGGGGGTGCCTGCCTGGGGTGGCGGCGATGCGGCGCACAGGGCGATGAAGCACCCGGCGGGCACGGTCATGGGGGCGAAGGCGAGCGTGTGGCCGAGGACTTGCTGCTCGGTGAATACAGTTGCGGACCCGGCCACTAGAACACCGTCGCGAGTTCAGCAACGTATGGCGCGCCACTATAATCTGACTGTTGTTTCCACAAGTTAGCTCTAGTCACTACTTGCTGCCATGCCGCGTCCATTTGCTGCGCGCGGTCGTCGTCTAGTTCAAACATCGCGCCGAACTTGCAGACGCCGAACAGGTAGACCGCGTAGATCTGTTCGAGCACGGGGTTGGTATCGGCGGGCAGGATCAGTGGCTTGGGACGGGCATACCAGCCCATGAGGATCTGCTGCGGTGCCCAGCTTGGATCGGGCGGGTCGGGGATGATGGGATGGGGCAGGAACTCGATGCAGTCATGCACTAGCCTGTAGGCGTTGGCGGGGGCGCCGACGACGATCTGGGTGCCGGATTTGTATTGAACGGTCCAGCTTCCCGACCACTCGTCCTTTAGCTCGAACAGAACCCCGCTGGTGGCGTCGCGGATGCTTTCCATGGTCGCGAAGTCGGGCGGGAGCGTGATGTAGGGGCTGTCGATGGCTTGCGTGGCCGACTTCACCATGCACCTGGCCCGCAGCGTCTCGCTGATTTCGGTCTCGACCATGGCGACCCAGCCGGGGATCAGGCTGCCGATGTCGCGTCGGTTCAACCAGCCGCTAACCTCGTCCTGTAGCTGCTGGTAGGTTGCCATCAGATGACGACGACGCCGACAGACGGCGGGGCGGCGGTGCTGCCGGTCGCGTTGGTGGCGGTGACGATGCAGGTGGCGGTGAGGCCGACATCGGCGGGGATGGTGTCGTATGTCGCGAGGTTGGTGCCGACGTTCACGCCGTCCATCTTCCACTGGTAGGCGTAGCTGGTCGGCGTGCCGTCCCATGTGCCCTGCGTGCAGGTGAGCGTGATGCCGGACTGGGTGACGGCGGGGATTGCGGTGTTGACGGGTGCGGCGCCTGGCGCGGGTTCGCCGCCGCCTACCCCCGGTATCGGCTCGTATTGCGACGCTTCGAGCAGCAGGCCCGCTTCCATGGTTGCGACGCCTTGGGCGAGGGCCTGGGTTTCGCCGTCGGTGATGCCTGCCGCTTCAGGGAACAGGCGGATCAGCAGGACCGGGTCGAGGCCTTCGATGACGACGGGCTGGGTGCCGCTCACGGGATTGGCTCTGGCTGGGAGGGGATCGGTTCTTGCTGCGAGGCTTTCAGCTTCTCGCCTTCGTCGCGGGTTTTGCGGCCTTGTTCGAGGGCGAGGGCTGAGGCGTCGGCGACGGTGTCGGCCTCGGGGAACAGGCGGTGCAGCAGCACCTTGTCGATGCCTTCGACAAGCGTGGGTTCGAGGGTTGGCGCTGGCGCTGCCTTGGGCATGGCGCCCTGCTTGCCGGCGACAGGCGGATCGTCGTGCTTGCCGATGCCGTGCGTGTCTTTCTGCTTGGGGGCGTCGTGCTTGTCGTTGCCTTCTTTGGTTGGGCTGGCCATCGGGGTGTTCCTTCTACAGCTTCGATCTGTCGTCGGTGCGAAAGACGCAGTTGTCGGGATCGTTGAGCCATGCCTCGAAGGCTTTGCGGTCCTTGGTGATGCCCATGCGTTGCAGGCGCTGGTAGATGTTCATGGGAATGCGGGCGACGTGGATGGTGTCGCGCCGCACCAGCGGGTCGAAGTTCGAGGCGATGGTCTTGGCGCTCTCGACGATGTCTCTGGTGCCCTGTGAGTGGACGAACACCAGATTGCCCGTGTCCTCGTCGGTCGTGATCTCGGTCGCGCGCTGCGTGACCTCGTCGTAGTGCTCGTAGAGCGGGGGTTTGCTCATTGCGTATTGTCCCCCTATAAACGCTGATGACCGAGAACATCGACGAAGCGCGCCGCGCCATCGTGTCCGCATATAACCGCATGTATGCGGCGAAGAACCGCGAGCGCATTGCGGCCAAGGCGCGCGAACGCTACCAGCAGAACCGCGAGGACATTCTCAAAGCCACCCGCGCTCGCGCCGAAGCGTGGGCGAAGGACAATCCCGAAGCCCGTAAAGAGCACAAGCGCCGATATCGCGAGAAGAACCGCGAGAAGATACGGGAAGCCAATCGCAACGCCATTCGCGACCAGCACGGCGAGATAACCGCCCAAGAGAAGGAACACCAAGCCCGCAACCGCGTGCAGCGGGCTGTGGACTTGGAAGCCTTGGCTGGTCGTCCTCGTCCCCTCGTCTGCGATATCTGCGAGGGGCCACCCGATCCCAAGCGTGGGATGCACTTCGACCATTGCCACCAGATCGGCAAGTTTCGAGGGTGGCTGTGCCGCAAGTGCAACCTGATGCTCGGGAACGCCGAAGACGACCCCTCTCGCCTTAGAAAGGGGGCCGACTATCTTGAGCGGTTTGGCGAAGTAAATCATAGTATAGAGGCTATTGGTTCAAATCGAAAATCGTAGCGTGCGCCTTTGGGGCAGTAGGACGGATGCAACCCTCAAATACAACACCCCCCTGGCTGTTATCTCCGGTCTGGGCATAGTCCTGTTGTATAATGTCGCGTTCCGGCAGCGGGGCCAGTTCGATGTAATCTGTACTTACCAGGATGATCTGGTGAATGGGGCAGAAGCGGTCGGGCGCCAGGTCGATGGTGCCGAAATTGGTGCGGTAGACGTCGACCGCGCCCATGATGGTGACTTGCTCGCGGGACGTGACATTTTGAATGTTTTGTGCAACGACCGCGTTGCCGGTGCCGCCCTGCGAGAGCGTGGCGAAATAGGCTTTCACGTTGCCCGACATGATGCCGAGGCTGGGCTTGCCGCCGGCCTGCCAGCACTGCTGCACGGCGCTGTCCACCATGGCGAGGGTGAGGTCGCGCAGCGTGCCGGCGGTGCCGGCGTTGGAGCCGTCGCCGACTGGCATGACGCCCGCGCCTGCGCCGCGAGAGCCGTTGGCGGTGTAGCAGGGCAGCCCGCTCATGTGGCGCGGGTCGGTGATGGTGCGAACGAGGGGGGATGTGACGGCGAGTTCGAGGTCGCGTTTCACTTCCATGCCGCGCAGGATGAGTTGGCGGTTATACTCGTCCTCGCCCCCGGCCATGTCGACCACGCGCAGGGTGTTGGACACGCCCACGGTGCGGGCGATGATCTGGCATACGTTGTTCAGGCGCACGGGCTTCAGCACGGCCTGCATGACGGCGGTGAAGCCTTCGGGCTGGGCGTTGTCGCTGGCCGCGTTGAGTTCCTGGACCAGCCATTCGGTCAGAACCTGGTTGGCGGCGACGCGGCTGCATGCGCTGACCAGCGGCGTCTCGTCTGGATCAATGCGGTAGATGATATCGGCGAGGTCTTCCTTGACGCCGATGGCGGCGGTTTCGAGATACGTGCCGGCGGGCGTCGCGCCCTGTGCGCCTACAGCCATGTTTGAACCCCATTGCGGCAAGGGCGCGCGTCACGGGCGCGCCTCATGCGGTGAAACCTGATCGAGTTGCTGGTTTCGCAATGGCTGGCGGCGGCTGGGCCGAGTGGGTGCAAGCACTCTCGGGGGCCGGGGGTCAGCATTGGCGACGGCACGGCCCGCTAGGCAGTGGGTGCAAGCACTCTGCGGCGCGACGTGTCTATGTTATGAGACGGGACCGTTGCACGTCAAGCGGCATCGTTTGGCTCGGGTTGCTCGAACAACACGCGGTTGATGGCATTGGCCAGCCTGTCGGTCGCGTCTTCCTCGGGCGCGAGGACTTCCAGCACGCGGTAGGCGTCGATAGCGGCTTCCAGCAGCGCGCTGATGTCCTCGCCGGTCGGCTTATGGGCGGGTGGGCGAGCGGTCACCTTGCGTGGCCGTTGGCGCGGCGTGCGGCGAGCAATGCGGCGGCGGTGCGGATGTTGGCCTTGTCGCCGAAGGCCTGTTCTGCGACCTGGATGCGCTCGGACGGTGCTGGCGGCGGGGGTGCGCCTCTGACCGGGGCGAGCGTGCGTTGCGGCGGGGCGCTGCTCTTGGCGCCTTCGACCATGCGGTCGTACATCGCGGCTTTCATCATGGTTTTGAAGTGGTGCGGTGAGGACAGCCCGCGCAGTTCGTTCTCGGAAAATCCCCCCTGTTTGGTCGCCCATTGGACGATCTCATGCTGTAGCTGCGTGCGCTGCTGCGGGTCGGCCCAGCCGGGGACTTCCTTCGATAGCTGTTCGTGCGCGGCGTTGACCTGCGCTTCCATGGCGCGGGCCTGGGCCTGGCTTTGCAGTGCGTTCAGGTTGCCGAGGCGCTGCTGTTCCTCGAGCGCGTTCTCGTATTGCGCGCGTTCGGCGATGTAGCGTTGCGGGTCGCTGTGCGCCAATGCCGGATCCGGCCGGTTGATTTCCTGGCCGACGATGTGTTGCAGGCGGGCGAGTTCGGGCTGGATGTATGGCAGCACGGTCGCGAGCGCCTGCTGCTGGGCGGCGATCTGCTGCGCCTGGGCGTGGACCTGCTGACGCTCGGCCGCAAGCCCCTGCATCTTCTGCGTGTAGTCGGCCGATTTGCGCTGGACGAAGGCCTGGATCTCGGCGGCGGTGCGTAGCCGCTGCCCCTCGATCTCAACCCCGCCGTCCGGGGTTTCCGTGGCCGTGGCGGGGGCGTCGCCTTGCGGCTGGGCGCCCAGCGCGCGCTCGAGGGCTGACGCTGGCGCGGGTGCCGGCGGGGCTTTGGCGGGGGCCGGGGACTCTGCTGACGCTTGCGCCTGGCGTGCGACATCGCTGGGCGAGGGCTTGCGGGCGGCGTCGGCGGGTGCGGCGGGCGCTTCGCCTTCGGCCCCCTGGCGGCGCTGCCGGTTGAGCAGGCGCGCGGCTTCGCTGACGCTGATGCCCGGCTGTGAGGTCGCGGGCGGGGCGGTTGGCGCGAAGCTGCCGACTTGCCCGGTGGACGCTGCGGCGGGTGCTGCTGCCGGTGCTGCGGCGGGTGCGCCTGTGGTTTCGCTCATTGGTTCTGGTCCTGCTATTTTGGATCGCGTCGGCAGCATCGGCGGCAGATGGCTGGGGCGCGATCACATCCCGCCAATCGCCGGACGGTATCGCCAGCAGCCCCTGCGTGCCGGGCTGTTGCTGCTCGTCAGGGAACAGCAGCGACGCCATCAGACGATGCCCCCGCCCTCGCGGCCCCCGCGACTGCCGCCGGCTTCGTTGTCGAACAGCCGTTTGGCCTGCTGGATCTGGTTGTTGATCTCGTCGTATTGCTTGAAGCCGCGATAGGCATCGACCAGCGTTTGGGCGCCGCCGCCGGGTTGGCCCTGTCCTGCGGGTGCTGCCCCTGCGGCGGCGGGCGCCTGGCCCAGCAGCCCCTGCGGCCCGCCGGTCGCTTTCACCCAATCCACCCCCCCACCCAACTGCCCATACAGCATGCCGAGGGCTTTCTGCACGTCGTCGTGGGTGAAGCCGCCGCCGAGGCTGGGCTGCGCGAGCGAGGCGGCGGGCGGCGGCGCCTGCTGCGGCATGATGTTGCCGAAGCCCGCGCGCGGCGTGGCCGAGATCTGCGGCGCGGCGAGCGAGGCGGTGAAGTTCGGGTTCGGCGCATAGGGCGTGTTTTGATCCAACAGCCCGCTGTCCAGCAGCCCCGGCATGGCTAACGCTTTCGGGGTGCGGCGGTGGTCTTGCTCGGCGTCGGCAGGTTCGCGGCGCCGCGCGCTTTGCCCTGGCCCCCCTGCCCGCCCGCCTGCGGCTTGTTCTGCCCGCCGGTCGAGACGGTCTTGGTGCTCTGCGAGCCGGATGCTTTCTTGACCATGGTCGTGTCCCCTATTCCATCGCTCTAGCCAGTTGATCGGCGGCTTTGTCGGCCTCGGGCGCGTCGGCGTCGCCTTGCAGTTCGCCGCGAATGCGACTGATTGCCAATACCAACTGGCGGTTGGCCTCGCGGGTCGGCTCGTCGGCACCCCAGACGGTCTTCTCGGCGGCGTCGGCGGTGATGCGGTTCATGATACGCTGGAAATGCTCGTCATCGAGCAGCCGCCGCGCGGCGTTGGCGGCGACGACCTGTTCGGTGGTCAGCGTCACTGCGGCGCACCCGGCTGTGGCAGCGGTGGCCCGCCCGGCGCGTTGAGCGGAAAGCCGCTCGCCCGCTGGGTCAACTGCCCGTAGGCGCTGGGCATGCGGCCGCTGGCCAATGCCCCCTTCACGGCGGCGGCTGTAGCTGGATCGGGGCCTGCGGCGGGCATAGCGGGCCGTACAGGCGCCTGCGGCATCATCGGGGGTCGCGGGCCGCCCTGCATGCCAGGCGGCACCATAGGCGGTCCTGGGGGCTTCTGCGGGGGCTGTTGCGGCTGACCCACGGCGGGCGGGGCTGCCGAGGTCGGCGGCGGCAGGTCGCCCAGCAGGTTGAGCGTCGGCACGTCCCGCTTCATCGCGTCCTGGAACTCGGTCAGCGCCGGGGCGGGCGAGCCATACTGCGCCGCCGCCACCCACGTCTTCGCCCAGGCATCGAGGGCGGCTTTGTCGCGCTCGCGGTCGTCCTCGAGCAACAGCCCGGCCCGCTTGGTCTGCTGGTCGGCGCGGTCGTTCTCGACATCGGCGGCGGTCTTGTCCTTCTGCACCTGGGCCAGCAGCATCTCGGGGCTGGGGCCTTGCGGCGTTTCGGGCGGCTTGAAGTCCGGCGGCAGGGCTTTGAAGTAGCTGGACACGTCGCTGATGCCGACCGTCTCGAGCATCCTGGCGAGCGTGTTGCGGTATTCGGGAATGCCGGCGAGCGGGTTGTTCAGCCCGCCCTGTGCCGCGATCTGTTCCTGCTTCTGGGCGATGGCGCCGAGCATGGCCAACCTCTCCTGGGGCATGCCCTTGCCGCCGACGTTGACGGTCGCTTCCCACATGGTGGCGAGCGCGCGCGGGTCGATGGCAATCCACTCGCCGCGAATGCGGATCACGTTCGGGCGGTCCTGCTGCCGCGCCATCATCTTGAGCAGCCCGGTATAGAGCGGCGCCAGCCCCGTCTCGGCGAGCGTGCGCGCCACCATGTCGAGGCGGTCCTGCGCGGCGGATGATTGCTGCGACACGGCGATGGGCGCGGTGGACTGTAGCTCGTCCACGGTGAGGCCGGCCGATGCCTTGGTGATCCCCGTGCGGCTTTCCCTGATGCTCTCGAGCACCTGCAACACCGGCAGGGCTTCCTTGCCCGTGAACGGCTTGATCAACTCGGTGACCGCGCCCTGCTGGGCCACGCGGATGATGCTGCCAATCGCCGTCTGCCTGACATCCGCCATGTTCGCCTGGCCGACCACCATCGTGGTCCTCGGGAACATGCTCTGCCCCAGGCTGTCCAGCACCGCCCGCATCACCCGGCTTTCGATGCGCTGCAAGTCCATCACCATGTCGGCCTGCGACGATCCGATGATGCGGCCCGGCTCGCGATACGGCGTGAAACACGCGAGCGGCGTCTCGTCCACCCGCTCCCACTGCACCAGCGTGTCGGCATTCCCCAGCATGTGAACGTGGATCAGTTCGGCCTTGTTGTCGCCGTTCGTGTCGGTCCTGATCCAGCCCTCGCAGTAGCGGATGATCGCCATGCTTTTGTCGTTCGGCGGCGCCCCCCGCATGTTGTAGCCCTGCGCCTGGTTGCGCGCGATCATCTCGCGGCGCTGCTGCGGGCGCATCATCGCATCGCGGTGCGCCATCACCTTGTCCTCGGGCAGCCCCATCTCAATCAGGTCGCTCGCACTCACATCCCGCACATGGAAGATCGCCCGCGCGTCCTCGACCGTCGCGGCGTCGGCGACGACCCAGACGCACTCGGCCGGCACCGACTCGACGCGCGGCCAGGCCTGCTGCGATGAGCGCGTGATGGTGGCCGACCAGTATTCCTGCGGCCCGCCCTGTTGCAGGTACATCCCCCCGTTGGGCGTCTTGCCCAGCGCGTCGATCTCGGACTTGAGCATCGGCCGGCGCACGATGCGCTGCGCCTCGATGCCCGGCTCGCTCAGCAGCAACTGCAACTGCGGCAGCAGCAGCCCCTCGCACACCTCGGTGCGGCTTTCGGCCCGCGCGCCCCAGTGCCAGCGCACCCAGCCCGCCTTGCGGGTCAGCGCGTCGAGCAGGCAGTCGTGCAAGACCTGCCAGCCCTTGTTCGCGGTGAACAGCGACCAGCGGCAATAGTCGGTCGCCTGGCGCGCGAGCGTGGTCGCCAGCTTGTCGTCGCCTTTGATCTCGCTGCTGATGGGTTCAAAACTGACCGGATCCTCGACCGCCGTGAACAGCCGCAGCAGGCTCGGCAGCGTCTGCCGGATGGTATCCCTGACCACCGTCATGACGATCTGGCTGCGCCCGCTCGCCTCATCCCCGAACGGACGCCCGCTGTAGTATTGCGATGCCGTAATACGCTCGCGACTCAAGTATAGATCATAGTTCTGGGCAATCTTGAAGTAATACCGCGCCGTCTCTGCCAGTTCAGCGTCGGTCTTGCCCAGACGCTCGAAAATGATTTCCTGCTGCCATGCCGCGCCGGTCGGGCGAATGGCAGGCCTCAACCCCGCCGCATACTTACGCAGCCCCGGCGGTAACTCGTCCTCGCCCGTGTCGTTCTCTGGCTCGTCCAGCTTCGGCGGCAGCAGGAACATCTGCACCTGCTCCTGCCCCAGCGTCATGTGCTGCGGCGCGACACCAGGCGGCACCAGACCGGGGATCTGCGGCATCGGCGGTGGCCCGCCCCCGAACTGCGCCGCCGGCCCCAGCAAGCCCTGCATCGGCTGCCCCGGCTGCGGCGGCATCGGCCCGCGACCCTGCTGCATCATCCCCGGTGGCATCGGCATGCCCGGCGGCAGCCCTGGCGGTAAGCCGTTCATGCCGCTCATCTAAACATAATCCCCCGAGGTCAGGTTCATCCTCACCGGGTTGCTGTCGAACAGCCCGGACGTCATGCCAGAGGCTATCCCCAGCCCCTGCTCGGCGAACGTGTGGATCAGCGCGTCAGCCGAGTCCGGGGACGGCAGGCTTCGCCCCCTCATGCTGTTCTTGCTCTCGACCTGCATGCGCCCATCGCTCAGGAACTGGTAGCGCGGCGCCACCAGGTCGGCCCGCAGGTCGTCGTCACGCGGCAGCCGCACCGCGCGGCTCTCGAGCCACTCGCGGCAGCGCACCCACAGTTCGTCGCGCAGCCGGGCGTAGCGGCCCGTGGTGCTGGCCACCTCGGCGACGTTCACGCCGAGGATGGGCAGGTTCTGCTCATGCAGGCGATCCACCACGCCCGCGCCGATGCCGATCACGTCGATGACGATGAGGTTCGGCCTGCCCGCGCCCGCGCTGTCGTATTCCGACTTCAGCGCCCCCGCGAGTTGCATCGTGTCGAACTGGCGCCAGCGGCGCGGCATCTCGGGCACGACGTTGCCATGGCGTTTGATCAGGACCGAGGCGTCGGATCCGAAGCGTGCCACGTCCACGCCCCAGATGACCGGCATGGACGGATCCAGCGGCACGTCGCGCGTCATGGCGTCGTCCACCAGGCTGGCCGGTATCACGGTGTCGGCGTCGGCGACGGGGAACTCGCCGAGGACGCGGACGCGGTAGGCGTTGCTGTCGAGGCCGTAGCGTTGTGCGATCTCGGAGACGTAGCCGGGCGCCACGCGCTGGCTGTCGAGACACGACACCCGCATGGTGAACCAGCGGTCACGTTCCATCATGTGCGCGCGCCAGAAGAAGCCGCTGCTGCGGGTCGGGTTGCCGATCAGCAGCGTCACCGCGCCGGGCGAGGACATGCTGCCGCCCGCCGCCTCATACACCGCCTCGTCGATGCCGCTCGCCTCATCCGCCACCAGCAGCACGTAGTCCGAGTGCAGGCCGGCCATGGCCTCGGGCTTGTCGGGCCTGCTGGTGCGCGCGGTGATGAAGCACTCGGCGTCGGACTTGAGCGTGATGTGGTCGCTGGTGATCGTCCAGAGGTCACGCCAGGCCGGCGGCAGCAGGCCGAACCATTTGACCAACTCGGGCCAGAGGGCATCGAAAAGCTGCGGCGCGGTTGGCGCGGTAACCGCGATCTTGAACGGATGCCGGGTGTTGGCGAACCAGACCATGCACCAGGCTGCCAGGGCCGTCTTGCCGACGCCGTGGCCTGACCTGATGGCGACGCGCGTGTGGCCTCTGGCGACGGCTCTGAGTGCCTCGATCTGCCATGCGTCGGGATTGGCGTGCAGCACCTCGCGGACGAAGCCGATGGGCGCGCGTTTGTAGCGGGCGATGGCGGTGTGGAAGGGATTGGCGCTGGCGGCGATTGCCTGCGCCCAGTCCTGCGGCATGGTTTCGGCGTGGCTCATTCGTTTGGCGGCGGTGCGTTGAGGTCGAAGGCGCGGCCGTTGGGTTCGGGTTCGTGTGCGATGGTTGGCGAGACCATGTCGGTTGCGCGGTCTTGCTGGCTGACGAGTTGTGCGGCGAGCAGGTGGAGTGTGATGGGCGAGTTGCCGTCTGGGGTTGAGATTGATTGCAGCGGTTTGCCCCAGCCTCGGTCGAGGATCGAGTTTGCGGCTGAAACGCGGGCGCTTGGCGGTTCTTCCTTGTTTTGCATGATGGCGGCGAGAGTGTTGACGGCTTCGGCGGTGTAGGTTCGCGCGAGGCGAGCGACATCGGCGCCTGCTTTGATTGCGCCTTTCGGGTTTCCGGACTGTCCGGTTTTCCATGGGGTGAGATGTTCGATGCCCAACGGCGTGCCAACTGCAATTTGTCTCGCCGACTGATACGCTGTTGGCGAGTCTGTCTGCAACCCGGTTACGGGGGCGGCGGCAATAGTTGAGTGATATCAGCGCGTTGCTTGAGCCACTCGGCGATGTTTGTTGGGATTTGGTATTGTCCTGAGGTCCATCGTTTGATTTGTTTGGGGTCGCGGTTGAGCAGGCGGGCGAGGTGGTTGCCTGACCAACCGAGGGTTGAGAGGCATTGGCGCAGTTGGTTTGGTGTCATGGGTTTGCCTGTCAGGCCCCCCATTTTGGGCGGGGGAAGCTGGCGATGCCGTTGCCTTCGGCGTCCTGGACCCAGAGCTTGACGCACAGGAAGCTGGCGTCCTTGGCGAGGCGGCGGGCGGTTCGGATTGCTTTCGCCTTGTCGGTCATGACGTGGAAGGGTTCTTCCATGGTGCTGTCTTCGAGTTCGTTAGCCAGGTGGTAGGTCTTGGCCATGGCTCAGCCCTCCCTTCGTGCTGCCAGGCGGCGTTCGATCTCAGCGTCGATAGCGGCTTCGGCGAGGTCTTCGGCGTTGTCGCCGTTGCGGTCGTAGATCTCAGGGTCGGCCAGGTGGCGGGCGGCGCGGCGGGCGTTCTGGAGGCTGTCGCGGCTGCAATAGTAGCCACGCTTGCCGTCCTCGTATTCCGCGAAGATGTGGAAGGCGGCGTTGGTGTTTTCGTTCAGGGCGGCGATCATTTGGGCGAAGGTCATTTGGTGTGTTCCTCAGATGCTCGGGGCGGATCCCCGTGCTGTGAGGCGGTTATGTCACCTGATTGGGGACATGGCTATAGCGTTGTGTGCATAGCTGGTATCTTTAGCATCGTGTGCATCGTGTGCATCGTTATCATCATGCGATGTGTGGGCCTTTGATGCCGACCTTGGCGTATTCGGCGTTGAGTTCGGCGCGGGCTAGGTGGCGCGGTGTGGGCTTGATCTGGTCTTGGCTGTAGACGGCGGCGAATTTGGCTTCGACGTCGGCGATGGTTCGGGCGGCGATGTCGCTGACCTGTTCGAGTTCGTCGGTGGTGGGTCGGCGGCGATCTGGTGTGGGGCTGTGGCGGTAGGGTTTTGGGCTGTCGGCTGAGTTGCCGGTGAGGCGTTCCCATGCGGCGGGGGATTGCTGCTTGACGAGGCTGAGAACGTGGGTGCGGGACGAGGGTCTGCCGTTGCTCATGGGGCTGAAGCCTTCGGCCTCGCGTTTGCGGTAGTAGGTGATCCAGAGGCGTGCGGTTTCGTCGAGTTCGGCGGCTTCGCTGATGGCGAGTTGGCTGGGCCGGTTGTCGATCCACCATTCGCCGAGGTGCTGGCGCAGTTCGCCGTATGACGGGACGCCGTGGGTGCATTGGCGTGCGACGTGTTCGAGGCTTGGGATGGTGAAGGCTGCGTCGGGCAGGCTGGTGAGCATTGGCAGGTAGGCGGCGAAGGCTTGTGCGGTGGTGGTGCTATGGCTCGGGCTGGTGAGCTTGGCCAGCATGGCGAGCCATTGGTTGCGGTTTTTGGTGTTCATTGCAGGCGTCCCTTGGGGATGGGTGTGGTGAATATGTCGTCGTATTCGGGCAGTTCGGTGATGCCGAGGGCGCGCAGGACGGGGTCGACGGGGTCGTGTTCGTCGAGCCATCGGTCCTGATTGAGCCAGGTGGTGGGGTGGGGCTGGTATTGGGTTTCGGGGTTGAAGTGCGGTTGAGCGCGCGCTAGCCCGGCGAGGATGGTTGGGGCGTCGGTGCGTTTGAGGGCAAGGGCGAAGGCCTTCATGGCGGCTCGCTTGCCGACCTTGCGTGGGTAGGCTTGCCAGAACTCGGCGAAGCCTGGCGGGGCTGTCGCAGCATCAAGCCGCGAACGCGGTTTGATGGAAATAGATTTCTTCCTTTCTGTTATCTTTCTTTTCTTACTTTCTAAGCCCGCGCGCGCGGTGTGCTCAAAATGAGCACTCAACTCGGCACTCTCACGGGTAGTTGAATGCTCAAAATGAGCACTCAACTGGGGTGTTTGATGCTCAAAATGAGCACTCAAGTCCGCGTGATCCGGGCCGTTCGGGGGCGTTACATGGAACACGGTCGGGCGCCTGCGGTGGCGCGTGATCCAGATCACCCCATCGCGGACGAGGGCGGCGACGGCGCGGCGCACCGAGATCAGGCTGATGTGCAACTCGGCGGCGATGGCCTTGTCCGTCATCGGCCACCAGCCCGCGCCATTCGCATGGCTTATCAGGCAGGACCACACCAGCCGTTCGGTCGCCGGACGCTTGCTGCGGGTAGCCGCGAGAATGTTCGCAATGCTCATGGCACACGATAGCCCTTGATCTGGCTCAGGGCGCGTGCGATGTGGCGGTTGCGACTTGCCACTATCGTCATCGCTCACGCCATGAGCGGCTTTGGTTCCTGACACTGCGCCCGGTCCTTTTCCCAGAGGGCCGGGCGTTCGTCGTTATACGGGCGTCATCTCGCCATTACGGTTGTCCTATGTGCGGCGGTGCAGGTGCGTCTTGCGGCCGTGCGACTTCACCCCGGTCATCGACACCTGGTCGGGCAGTTCAACCAGCAGGCCGACGCGCTTGGCGCCGTTCCAGCACGCCCCCCAGGCGTTCGGGTGGCCAGGTCGCGGGCCGGTCCAGTCCCTGCGGATGTCCTCGCATTGGCCGATCCAGCCGCGCGGCAGATGCAGGATGGTGTGGAAGAACACGTCCTTGAACTCGGGGTTATGGTCCAGCACCAGGCCGATCCCCTGATCGCGCGCGGCGCGGCTCTGGAAGAGGTCGAACTCGCCTTGGTTTGGGTCGTCGGTCATACCCGCTGGCCCCGGATCCACACCCGCAGGGGTTCCTGCCGGGGACGGCCGAAGCCGATATACGCGATCTCGCAATGCGCCCGGCAATAGGGCCGATCCGGGACGGGTGGCGCGCAGCAGAAGCGAAAGCCTGGCCGGCGCGGGTGCCCGATGGGCCACTGGCATTCGCGGACGGCGGGCGTGGCGCGGGCAAGCCAGAAGGCCAGGGGCTTCAGAGGCTCTAGGATCGGCGCTGGGGCGGGTTCCGGCTCTGGCGGGGGCGCGACAGCGGCCAGGGCCGTCAGGGCTTCCTGCGCCCGTTCCTGCGCCCGTGTGACCTCGAGCGCGCCCTTGGGGTTGCCCACAGGGGGCGCCGTCTTGGCCTTGACGATGGCGCCCGGCTGCTCGCGCTTCTCCAGCCCCAGCCGGTGCGCCCGGCCGATCACCGATCCCTTCGTCCTGCCCATGGCCCGCGCAATCTTCATGGACGCCATCCCCGTCCCCCATAGCTGTCGCAGCGTCGCGTCGGTGTCCTCGTTCCAGCCGTATGACATCAGGCGGCAATCCGTCCCCGCAGCGGTATCGACCACGCCAGCAAGGCGTTCTCCACATCCTCCAGCGAGCGGCAGACCACGACCTCGGCCCCCGCCCGCCGCAGCAGCAGGTGGCACATGATCTGGTCGGCGCTCAGCACCCCGCCCTTGCGCTTTAGCTCGATGCAGAACACCCGGCCGTCGTGGATCAGCCAGTGGTCGGGAAGGCCGGCGACGGCCCCACGGGCCTTCAGTATCGCCCCGGTCAGTTCGTCCCGCTTGTTGGCATGGTCGATGGCGGTGGCGAACACCTCGGGCGGCAGGATCAGGCGCAGGTATGCCGCGACCTGCGATTGCAGGCGATGCTCGCGCGGGGTGTAGGCCCTGACCATCAGGCAGCACCGGGGAACAGGTCGGACTGCGGGGATATCGGTGGCGTGAGACGGAACACCGGGAACGCGGTTTGTGCGCGTGATGGCTGCTCGCTGTCGCCGATAATGCGTGGGGTCCGTTTGAGTCCGGGACGCGGCGCGGGGTATTGCGGGCATGTGAGGTTCTTGCGCCAGGCTTTGCGCTCACGCCCGACGTGGATGGCGTATACGTGCTTGGCCTCGCGAGTGGCGATCTGCCAGCCGAGAACGCGGGCTTCGGCGAACGTCATGCGGCGTCCATTGCGGCGCAGTTCGCGAGTGGTTTTCCAGTTTGCCGGGTTGGCGGGATCGAGGCCGGGCGGCAGCACGAAGAACCGCCTGGCGCGTCCGGTGCGGCCATCGAGGCCCTGGCCGAGATATGCCCAGCCTGCGGCCTGGTATACGGCGCCATACTCGCCCGCCATGGGGTCACCATAGGCGAAGAAAAGTGGCGTGCCGGTGGTTCGGTGGACGAGCTTGCAGGCGGCGTTGATGAGGAAGCTGGCGGCATTGCGGGGGGCGTAGTGGACGCATGCGCCGCGTTCGAGGCAGAGGGCGGGATCGCCGATCAGCGAGCGGATAGGTCCGGCTGGGCCATAGCCAAAGCATGCAACGCCGTGCAGATCGCGGTTGGGGGATAGCAGACCGGCGAAGATGGTGGTGCGTCCCATGGTGCCGAGCCATTCGTAGCGGGCAATGATGGGCTGTGCGTCATGGCGCCCAATGGTTTCGACCGAGTAGCCATACAGGGACGGCGCGGGCGTTACCGGCTCGGTTTGCGCGAGGGCGTCCCGGATGATGCGTTGGTGAGCGACAGCTTGCATGGCCGCTTCCTTTGCGGAAATGCGGATATCGCGCGCGGTCACGCCGCCACCTCGGCGCCGCCTCTCGCGGTCGCCCTGCGCCATACATCCGGCCGCAGCACATGCAGCGGAATGCCGGTTTCCTCGCTGATCCGGTGCGCGTGATGCACCGGAATGCGCGACCATTTGCTGACCGCTGCCGGCGTCATGCCCAGCGCCCTCGCCATCCGGCCAACCCCGCCGAATGCTTCAATAGCGCAGACAAGCGCCGGGCTGTGGCGCGGTGAATTGGATCCGGTCATACGCCATATCATAGCCCCGAAAATAATTTACGCAACGTGCATTTTATCTGTTGACCGGGGCGTTAACGCTAGGTAAATATCCACCACCGACGCAGATCGCGCCGGCAACCAGCCCCACGCCGGGCCAGAGGATCACAGACCATGTTCTCAGTCATCTTCACCGACCGCACAGGCGCCGCCGCCCAGGAAGAGCAGTTCGATTTCGCCACCCAGACCGAGGCGACCGAGTTCTTCACCAAATCCGCCACCTGGGCGATCAACAACCTGAACCCCGCCATCGCCGCCCTGCAAACCATCACCCTCGAAGGACCGGACAGCCGCATCGCCGAGTTCCACCTTAGCGACTACATCCTGACCCCCGAAGGCGAAGCCCTCGTCAACGAGATGATCGGGGAGGGCTAAGACCATGACCGACGCATTCGCCCTCGACACCGCCCGCAACGCCATCACGGCAGCCCTTGAGGCGCTCAAGAAGGCTTACGACGCCAGCCAGGACCCGCGCGTCGAGGACACCATCACCAGCCTCACCGACAGCCTGATGGAATACCGCACCGATCTGGATTGCATCGCCGACCAGATCGAGGCCGACGCACCCGCCGGGCCGGCGTGGTTCACCCCCTACGCGGCGGTCTGAGCCATGGCACAGACATTCCTCGCCCTTCAGAGCCAGACGGTCCTCGACAACCTGAACGCCGTCATCGAGCAACTCGCCATCGTCACGGCAGGGCTATCGCCATTTACCCCCGAGGGCGCCGCCGCCATCCGCGCCGACGTGCGCGCCAGATACGCCCGCGACGCACTGATGCACGCCATGAAGGCAGAGGAGGACGTGGCATGAAGATCGTCACCGAATACGTGTTCCCGCCGATCCCCGACCGCTCCTGCGACTGGTCGGCCGTGGACGACGACACCTACGACGGCCCCGGCTCGCTCATCGGCTGGGGACCGACCGAGGACGCCGCCATTGCCGACCTGGAGCAGAAGATGGACGACGCCGACGAAGCCGCCGAGGCAGCCAAGGACGCCGCCTGCGAACGCTGCGAGGGCACCGGCTGGTTCTCTGTCCACGCCCGGACCTACCAATACGTCTGCGCCGGGGCGCCGCCCGACTACGCTCAAAGCCATATCGGCGTCGCCTGCCGCGAGTGCGGCTCGTTCAACCGCTTGGGACACAAATCATGAGCGACGTATTGACTGAGAACGCCACCCGCGCGCTCGAACGCTACCGCGCCGAGGAACGGCGGCTCGAGGAACAGGCGATGGCAATCAGCATCCACCTGCAACTGGTCAAGGAATTTATCGCCGCCTTGACGGCTGCGCCCAAACAGTCCCGCAAGCCCCGCGTGGTCGAGGCCGAAGCCGCGCTCAACGGCATCCTGCCCGAGCCGGACACGGCGGCATGACCCACCTCGACACCGACTGGCTCGCCAGGCTGCGTGAGCAACTGCTGACGCTCGACCCGGCCATGGCGACGGACGAGGCGCTGTTTACCGACACGCTGGACGGCGAGACCGACGCGCTCGACCAGATGCGCGCCGTCATCCGCGCCGCCACCGAGGCCGAGCTGTTCGCCGACGCATTGCAGCGGCACATCAAGATCCTCGAGCAGAGGCGCTCGCGCTTTGAGGCACGCGGCGACGCCTGCCGGGTCGCGGTGCGCGATGCGATGGAAACGCTGGGCATCAAGTCCATGATGGCGCCCGACTTCACCGTGTCGGTCACCCCCGGCAGGCCCCGCGTGATGGTCACTGATGCGGGGTTGCTGCCGGCCGAGTTCGTCCGCGTCAAGACGGAGCCGAACCTGTCCGCCATCGCCGCCGCGCTGAAAGAGGGCGACGACGTCCCCGGCGCGGTCTTCAGCAACACGGCGTCGGTGCTCACCGTCAGAAGGATATGAACATGAACGCCCTGACCACCATAAGCACGCTGTCCTATAGCGAGATGGAACGCCTCGCGGTCGCCATCGCAAAGTCTAACCTGTTCGGCATGAAGACACCCGAGCAGGCCATGTCGTTGATGCAGATCGCGCAGGCCGAGGGACGCCACCCCGCAACCGCCGCCAGGGATTACGACATCATCCAGGGCAGGGCCGCCAAGAAAAGCGAGGCGATGCACCGCGACTTCCTGCTGGCCGGCGGCAAGGTCGAGTGGGTCACGCTTAGCGATAACGAAGCGTCGGCGACGTTCTCGCACCCGCAGGGCGGTAGTGCCACCATCACCTGGGACATGCAGCGGGCCGCAATGGCAGGGCTGGGGGCGCGCGAGGGCTGGAAGAAATACCCGCGCCAGATGCTACGCAATCGCGTCGTCAGCGAGGGCGTGCGGACCATCTGGCCGGTCGCCACCTCGGGCATGTATGAGCCGGGCGAGGTCATGGATATAGCCGCGCCGCACAAGGAGCCGGTGCATACCGGCCCGACCCTGGAGGCGGTAGCAGAGTCCCAGCCGGACGTAATTGACAGCAACCCGGCGAGCGCAAGCTACACCGCCGGCAATCCGGAATACCCGTTCGCCACTAGCAAGGGTGGGCAGATCTACCGCACCGGATCCGAGTGGCTCGAGGCATGGCGCCGCCTGGCCGAGAACTGCATGAAGGCCGACGCCCTGGATAAGCTGGAAAGGGCGAGGGAAATGAACCTCGGCGCCATCGAGGCGGTGAGCGAGTTCGATCCCTCTGCCGCCATGGAAGTCCACGGGATGCTGGTTGGCGTGCTGGGATCCCCGGCATGAACGTCGCGCAGGAACTGCGGCAGGTCGCATATGACTGCGGCGACGACCGGCCCGACATCGCCCGGCGCCTGCTGCATCTCGCCGTCCGCGTCGCCCGCATGGAATTGCAACTCGACGACATCGTGGCCGACGCGGCCCAGGCCGAGCGGGTCGAGCGCATGCAGACGCGGCTGCCGTTCAAGCTGCACCTGGTCGACGCCGCGCCTCGCGGTCGGCTGCCATGAGCGACTATCCGTTCACGATGAAGGCCGAGGCCGAGATCGCCCGCCTGCGGGCCGAGATCGCGGACCTGAAGGTGTCGGTCGTGGCCTTCTGCGGACCGTGGGCGGCGCAATACGGGAAAGACGCGGGCTGGCCGACCGGACACCTGCACCCGGCGCACTACGACCTCCTGGAGCAATGCGGTGCGCGGATGATCGATTTCACCCGCGCCGCGCTGGAGGCGAAGCCGTGAGCGACGCACTCTGGCTGGTGTTCGGTCTGCTGGCCGGCGCCGTCGTGCTGGTCGGGCTGGTCTTCATGGTCCGCGTCTGGAAGGGGGATGTCGACTGAGACATTGACGCCTAAGCCTACTCACAACCAACCAGGAACCTACCTTATGGCAACGACTAAACGCACCAAGATCCCGGCATTGAGCACCGCCGAGATCATCGCACTGAGCAAAGACCCCGCCGCACCGCCCAAGGAAATCATCCGCATCACGCGGCCCCGAATGCGCGAGGCGGTGATCGCCATCCGAGGCATCGCCCCGTATGTCCAACACGCTTTCTCGGAAAAGCAGCGAAAGCAGATGGAAGACACGCAGAGAATGGGGCAGCAGGCGCGCGGCAAAAAGAACCGCGTTCCCAAAGACTTCGATGCGGTTTACGAAGCCGCGAAACACATTTCGCAGGCGGGCTGGTTGGGCATTCCCGCGCCCGCGTTTCGTAACGCGATGATCTCGGCTTGCAAACTGGTTGGCATCGTAATGACCAGGGCAAAATTGAGCGTGTTTATTGAAGCTGACGGCATCGACCGCAATGATGGCACGCCTTTGGTAAAGATTCTCGGCGAGCCGCGCATTCATCAGGCAACCGTGAGAAACGAGACGGGTGTTGCCGACATTCGCTGGCGCCCGATGTGGGAAACGTGGTCGGCCAATGTAAAAGTGACGTGGGACGAAGACCAGTTCTCGGCGACTGATGTGATGAATTTGATGCTGCGCGCGGGTATTCAGGTTGGTATTGGCGAAGGCAGGCCGGATAGTCCGAACAGCAATGGATTAGGCTGGGGAAGATTTGAGATCGTCGAGTAGCATTACTTAGGCATGGAAGGGCAGCGCAGGCGAGGCGGGTCATGGCAGCGACGGGTGAGGCTACGCTTGGCAGGCATGGCAGGGACCGCCCGGTCCGGGAAAGGCTCGGCAAGGCGGGGCGTGGCAGGCGCGGCATGGCTCGGCGAGGCAGGCGGGGCGGGGATGGGCGAGTCCCGACGGGGCACCGCATGGCAAGGCGGGGCAGGCAGGGCTTGCCTGGGGCTGGCATGACGCGCCGGGGCATGTCCGGGATCGGCCTGGCAGGCATGGCAGGGGAAGGCGCCGCTCGTCTGGGCACGGCGGGACGCGGCAGGCGAGGCAGCGTCCGGGCTGGCACGTCCGGGCACGGCGCGGATCGGCGGGGCATGGCGGGGCAGGCTCGGCGGGCATCGGCGTGGCAACGCCCGGCTGGGCAAGGCAGGCGCGACGTGGATCGGCGTGGCAAGCTGGGGCAAGGCAGGCGCGGCAAGGTTCGACGGGCTGCGGCCGGGCACGGTCTGGCATGGTGTGGCAGGCACGGCTAGGGGCGCCATGGCGCGTCAGAGAGGGGCGGCGCAAGGCACGGCAGGCGGGGCTTGGCTGGGGCTGGATTGGCGAGGCCGGGCAAGACGGGGCAGGCTTGGCGCGGCATGGCAGGGCAAGGGAAGGCTGCGCTCGGCCCGGCGGGGCAGGCGCCGATGGGTCCGGCACGGCACGGGGCGGCATGGCAGGGCAGGCTCGGCACGACACGGCTGGGCATCGCGCGGCATGGAAGGGCTTGGCCGGGACGGCTGGGCAGGCATGGTTTGGGACTACTCAACCAAAGGGAACTGAAATGCGAGACAACTCGATAGCTCTGGAACTACTGGCGCTGAAAAACGACAACGGCTTGGTAAATCCCAGCGAGGTCGTCACCTGGGCGCGGCGCAACCACAACTCGCGGCTGCATGGCGCGCTGGAGTGGGATGACGACATTGCCGGGGAAAAGTGGCGCATCGCCCAGGTGCGATCTCTAATTGCAGTTCATGTTACTGACGCCGAGGGCATGCGCGGGCTGGTGTCGCTCTCGATTGACCGCACGCCCGGCAACAACGGTTATCGCGGCCTGGACGACGTGGTTGCGCGGCCAGATCTGCGGGATATCTTGATGCAAGACGCGCTCGCCGAACTGGAACGGGTGCAGGCGAAATACGCCCGGCTGACCGAGTTGCAGGAAGTCTGGGAAGCCGCCGACAAGGTCCGCACCCGCAAACGGCGCAAGGCGGCATGATCCACTACCACGGCACGCCGATCACGCCGATTGATGCCTTGATGGACCTCGCCGGGCGCCATTTCTGCGTCTCGCACCGTGATCCCCGCGATGTTCGCCGCTGCCACGCCATCGGCCAGAGCGTGATGCTGGATAATGGGGCGTTCTCGGCATGGAAGGCCGGCACGCCCACCGACTGGCCCGCCTATTACGCCTGGACGGACGAGTGGCTCGACCACCCCACCACCTGGGCAATCCCGCCGGACGTGATCGACGCCGGATCGCAGGAACAGGATGCGCTGCTGCGGGAATGGCCGCACGGGCGGCGTCAGGCGGCGCCGGTGTGGCACATGGACGAACCCCTGCCTCGCCTGTGCGCGCTCATCGACGCCGGCTGGCGCCATGTCTGCATCGGCAGCACCGCTGAGTATGCCGTGGTCATGTCCGACGCCTGGCAGCGCCGCATGGATGCGGCGTGGAACCAGCTCGCCGTGACGTTCAGCCGCACGCCCCCGATCCACATGCTCAGGGGCATGCAGTGCAGCGGCGAGCGTTGGCCGTTCGCCTCGGTGGATAGCACCGACATCGCGCAGAACCACAAACTCCCGCACAACACGCCCGCCGCCATGGCTGCACGCTGGGACGGACTTCAGTGTCCTGCCCGCTGGTCCGTCCGCGTCGAACAGGGGGAATTGCTATGAACGTGCGCTATGAACTGACGATGGCTTGCCAGTGCCCGGTGGACGACGCGCAGGACATCTATGCGGTGACTATCGAGGCTACCAAGATGATCAAGGTCGAGGACATCCTGGCCATGGTCAAAGCTCTGCCGCCGATGTTCCAAGAGGACATCACCAAACGTCTGGCGAAAGCCTTCGACTGTCGCGCGACCACGGTCGGCCTGCACTCAGGGGTAAAAACCACATGCAGCGCGTGATCCTGGCAGCGGGCTTTCTGCTTTGCATCCCAACCGCCAACTGGCTCATCGGCCACGTCGGCACGGTCTGCGTGCCGCAGGGGCCGTGCCTGGTGCCGGTGGCGCCGGGGCTGATGGCGCCGTCCGGGGTGCTGGTGATCGGCGTGGCGCTGGTGCTGCGCTCGCTGCTGCAAGAGGCTGCTGGGCGGCGCTGGGTGGTGGTGTGCATCGGCATCGGCGCCGTGCTGTCGGCAGCCATAGCCCCGCCTGCGCTGGTGCTGGCATCCGCTGCGGCGTTCCTTGCTGGCGAGCTGGCCGACTGGGGGGTGTATTCCCGGCTGCGCGAGCGCGGCATGGGGCTGGCGTTGCTCGCTGCCGGGCTGGTCGGGGCGCTGGTGGACAGCGTCCTGTTCCTGGGCTTGGCGTTCGGCTCGCTGGAGTTCCTGGCCGGACAGGTGGTGGGCAAGCTGTGGGCGACGCTAGCTGCCGTGCTGGTCCTGCGCGTCATGCGCCGTCCCGTAGTTGCCGCGTCGTGACCCGCGCGCAGGCGGTGGCCAGGTTGACGGCTTTGGAAAGCCGCATCGTGGCGGTCGAGCGGGCGCTGCTGGCGCTCTCTCGCGAGACTGACGGGCAGTTGAGCAAGGACGCCGCCGACGCCGCCTTTTCGCTCATGGCAGCCGTGGACAAGGCCAGCGAGGCGCGGCGGTATCTGGATCGAAAGGTTATAACGTGATGCTAATCGCCATCGTCCTGTTCGTCGTCTTCTGCGTCGTCTTTGCCGCGTGCAGCAAAGGGTTCCCCTTCTATTAGGGCTGGTTCTGATCGGGCGTGAATAGCTGCGAGCCAAGCAAGCCCCCGCCCTTGTAGAGCGGCGCCGCTGCCCGCTGGGCGCCCGGCATCCAAGACAGATACGGATGCGCCGGATCGTTCAGCGTGGACGGTCCACGCGGCAGGGTAACGCCGAGATCCGCCGCCGTGTTGGCGCCGCCGACCGCGCGCTGCGTGATCTCAGCCCCCCGCTGCGTGGCCTTCTGCGCCGCCAGGGTCGGCTTGACCTCTGACAGAATGGGACCGATCCACGGCGTCTTTTTGAGAACCGTGCCGACAGTATAACCGCTGCCCGAGGGATTGAGCCGCTGCCCACCCGCGCGGCTGCCGACGCCCAGCGCGATCAACGCCTGCCGGTAGTCGGCCAGTTGCCTCTGCATTTCCGCAGGCAGCAACGTCCGGCTGACATCAGCCCCGCCGCCGTGGACCTGATCTCCAATGCGCCCCGCCGCGCTGTTGTAGTCGAACCTCGGCGCCCCGGTATCGGCGATCTCGGTGGCGGCGTCCTTGCCGTAAAGCGTCCGCAGCGTCAGCGCGCCAGCAAGCGGCTGTCTTGCCTCATCGCCCAGGTGAAACTGCAAATGCGACAGCGCCGCGTTGGTGCCGCCGCCAGGCGTTACGGTGCCCGCGCCACTGCCGAATATGCTGTTGACCGTTTCCTGCCCCGTATGCGGCGCGGCGGGGTTGGTCACGCCGGAAATCAGCCGCTCGGCTGCCGGGTTATCGCGCGGCTCGGTGAAAGCATACCGCGCCCGCGTCGCCGCGTTGGCAGTCCGGAAATCGGTCAGCAGTTGCGGGTTGCCAGCCATATGCCCCGGCGTCGTCTCGGCGGCGGTTATCGCGTCGTCCAGCGCAATCCGCATCCGCGTGGCGACGGCAGCGGCGGGCTTGCCCTGGTTTTCCTCTATGACGTTGCGAAGCGTCTGGCGCATGTCCTGCAAATTGCCGAGGTTGAACCCCTGCATCGTAGGCCGACCGTCCGCCCCGACCGGCAGCATGATGCGCCGCAACTGGTCAAACGCATTGACCGCAGCCTGCCCGGTTTCCTGTAGCTGGCCGGCTGTGTAATTGCCATTCGGTCCCTGCGGGGCGCCGAAGAACTCGCGCAGGGTGTTGGCCGCTCGCCCCATCACGGTCGTCGAGACATCGGGCGAGAACACCACGCCGCGCCCTGCCGCCGTGTCAGGCGATAGCGGGCCGAGCCGGTCCCATGCGGCCCGTTCCGCAGTGGTCAGATCCCTGACCCGGCCCGCGATGGCGGTGTTGACCCGATCACCATACCCGCTCGCGGTCGGCTGGAAGGTTTCGGGGGCATGGGTGCCAGGCGCGACCTCGCCGCTGGCGTTGCCGATGATGGTGCGCTTGTTCTGAAGGTGCTGTTCGGCGTTGCTGTCGTTCAGCCCCTTTAGATGCGTCCGCGCCGCGTCCGAGGACGATCCCGAATTGGCGAGGAAGTCCTCATAGGCGACTTTGGTAGGGTCGGCGGTAACGGTCCCCTCGGTGGGGTTGAACCCCCAGTTGTGCAGCGTCCGCGCTCGGTTGGCGATGTCCTCGGCAGTGCCGATGACGGGGCGGCTCAGCCGGTCAATGCCCTTCATGACACCATAGCCGAGGCCCGACAGCCCGGCGGGCATCAATGTCGAGATCGCCGTGCCCAGCATGTCGAATGGCTTTTCCTCGCCGCCGAGCAGGTAGCTGCCTGCCTGCGACAGCGCGTGCTGTGCCCCGCCAGCGCCCATCTGCAACGGCAGGGATCTGCCCCCGGTCGCAAGCGCCGCCGCCGTCTGCCCGCCGTAGAACAACCCCTTCTGCGCGTTGAAGCCGGGGCGATCCAAATACATCTTCGGCCCGCCGGGAACCTGCACGGTAAGCCGCGCGCCTGGCGCGGGATGTCCCTCGGCGTCGAGGTCGTCATAGGCAATCGTGGCACCTGGAATACGCGACTTGATGGCATTGCCAAGGGCCGTCTCATTAGGCGACAGCGCCATGTTGCCGACGATGCCCCACGCCTTCGGGTCGGTGACGCCGAGGCCGAGGCCGGGCATGTCCACCGGGCCGATCTCGGGATGGCGCACCGAGTCGTTGCCGGTGAACAGGTCGAGGGCTGCGGCACGGCCAGCGGCTCGCCGGTTTGAGCGGTCCACCAGCTTGGAACCGGATGGCTCAATCGGAACCGGCTTGCCCTTTCCGGTCCCGCCGACTGACGAGTAGGACGTGCCGAGGATGCTCGTCGGCGTTCCGCCGGGGTCGAATGGCTCGCTCGGGGCGCCCGCAGGCGCGGCCTGCCCGCTGGGTCCGAAGGATACGGAATTGCCGCCGGGGTCGAATGGCTCGTCGGCTGCTGAACCGCTCATCTCGGCCCCCCGACATCAACGGCCTGGCGCACTGGCTGCATGCCGGGCGAATAGATGACTTCCAACCCGCCGTCCGCCCTGCGGAACATTGTGCCCGGCCGGATGTTGTGCTCGGCAGCCCAGTCCTGGCGCTTTTTCTTCCAGAATGGATCGGGGTCGAGCCAATGGTCGCCGAGTTCTTGCGAGCGGGCGGGGACGATTGGGTATTTCTGTTCGATGGTTTCGGACGCCGTTTGCAGCGCCTCGGAAATAGGCTTGCCGTCCGCCACCAGCTTGTTGACCTCGATGTTGTAGCGGTTCTTCTGGTCCTGCGCCCGGCGCAGATACGAGATGACGGCGGCACGGGTCTGCTTGTTCTCATACATATTCGGCGCCATGGACTCGATGAAGCCGAGGTCACGGTCTGATAGCGCGCCCATCGACATGCCGGAACGCAGACGCGCGACCGCATTGGAAATGCCGGTCTGTAGCAACTGCGTGGCGCCGGCCTGATCCGCATTGACGATCCCGGCCTGGGCCAGGCGGTTCAGGACCGTGGTGTCGCCGATCTTCAGCGTGGCAAAGACGCTCGGCTTGTCCACGTTGTTCGACAGCGACGCCAATCCATCCAACTCGCTGACGGCACCACGGGAATCCACGGCGTCTTTGTTGAGTTGATCCAGCACCTTCCCCCGGCTGGTCAGGTCGGCGGTTTCCTTGCTGTTCCTCGACTGGATGTCGCCCTGCTGGGCCTGCTTCGCCAGTTCCTGTTCGTGCGCCAGTCTCGCCTGCGCGGCTGTCCCGTAAGCCGTGAACGCCTCTTTGTAACGGTCCTGGATCTTGTTGCGTTCTTCCGTCTCGTATTTCGTCGTGGCTGCTGCTGCCGCCGCCGCCTTGGCCTGTGCGGCGGTTTGCCGCTCGGCTTCAAGGTTGGCGCGCGCTTCTGTCAGTGCGAGATACGCCTTGGGCTGCTCGGCGACGGGCAGCGTGCCGATCTGTTTGGCTTTGAGCGCAAGCTCTGCGGCCTTGATGTCGAAGGCCTTCGTCTGCAAGGGCGTGAGGTTGGGGTTGAAGTCCTCGGTCTGCGGCGGCGGGACGTATTCCCGCTTGTGGAAGTCGGCGAACGTGCCGGGGTGGCGAATGACGCCATCGCCCGCCTTGATGTCGGGATATTGCGGCGGCGGCGGCTGATCCGGCGCGGGTGGCGTGGTCACCCCTGTCGGCGGGGTAACGCCGGGGGGCACGACCAGCCCGCCGGTCTGGGCTGGGATGTTGGTCGGCCCGGTGGATGCCACCTGGGTCGAGGACGGCACCGAGCCGCCCGGCGTGCCTGCGGTCGGCGGCTTGAGCGTCGTGGGATCGGCGCCCGCCTTGGTCATGCCCTCGATGATGGCGTTGACATCGCCGGGCACGTTCGGCCCTGCGGGCTTGGCGACGAGGTTGGACGGGGCACCAGGGCCAGCCACGAGGTTGCCGGGGGCGGCTGGGGCAACGTCGGGCTGGGTGGTGTCGGGGTGCGCCGTGGGCGCGGTTGTGGTCGTGGTCGCGGCGGGCGCCCCTGGCGCGGCGGGTGCAGTCGGTCGGCGCGAGTTTTTGTTGCCTTCCTGCACGGCCATCGCCGCCTGCACCCTGGCGCGGACGGCAGGGTCTTTGAAGTCGAGTTTGGCGGTGGGGTCCAAGCCGGTTGCCGCCGCCACGTTCTTGATATACCCGGCGGTATCGTTCTCTGATGGCGGCGCCCAGCGGCTAATGAAGCCGGCCAGCGTGTTGATGCCGCCCTCGGCATACTTGGCGAACAGCGCATCGGTTGCGGCCTGCCCTTCCTCGGGCGTCTTCCATGCCGCGAAACCGTTGGTATTGACGGCGCCGGGCTGCCCGGCAAAGCGGATATTCAGCGGATTGTTGGCTGCGAATGAACCATCCCCCGCCGCGCCGATGTTGGTGTTGCCGCCGCCCGCGAGCGCCGCCGCAGCCTTTGCCTGCTGCATCTGCTGCCTAAGCGTCAGCAGCGGCAGGGCTTCCTTCACCCGCGCGATTTGCAATTCCTGCTGCTGTGCCGCGTAATCCTGCTGCGCCTGCCCGCGCGCGGCTTTCATGTATTCGGACTGCCCAAGCGATTGCTGCGCGGCACCGATGCCGCCGCCGATGAGTTGTCCGATAGTCTTGCGGTCGGTGCTGTAGCCGCTGTTTGCCAGCAGGTTCAGGCCGAAGCTGAGCAGCGCGCGGTTGCCTGATGCGTCGGCTTCTTCCCCTGACAGGGGGACCGTGCCGGACGGTCCGCCGCCGAGGGCGGAACCCAGCAGGCCGGTGATGGTGGACGGCGCGTCGGTGCGCGAGCGCGTTGCCGTGGCAGCGCGAGGCGGGTTGAGCGCCTGTTGCAGCATCTGGTCGATGATGCGCTGCTGGTCGTCCGGGGCGGCGACGGTTTGATCGTCCGGCATGGTTCAGACCCCCAGAAGCCCCTTGGATGACCCCCCGCCGGGGTATAGCGCCTGATATCGCTGTTGCAGCAACTGGACGAGCGTGTCGAGGTTGGCGCCGCGCCCGCCGCCGGTTCCGGATTGCGCGGGGGCCATCGCGCCTACGCCTGAACCTCCGCCGCCGCCCTGCGATTGCTGCCCAGCCGCCTGCGCCTTGGTGAGATCCCCAAGCGCCTTGGTGAGCTTGTCGCCCCAGGCGGCATCGCCGCCCGGCATTGTCTCGGTGCCGACCTTGCTGTCCCACCAAGCGGGTGCCGAACCGCCCCCCGACCACGTCTGCGATGCGGGCGTGTTGCCAGCGACGTAGGGTTCAGGCGTGACGCCAGAGAAGTATTTGGCCGCTATATCGCCATAAGCCGGATCGGGTATTGCCATCACAGTGCTCCCAAAATGCCGCCAGCGACTGCGCCAGCGGCCGCGCCGTATGGTCCGGCAGCCATGCCCAGGCTGGCCCCCGTGGCCGCGCCGCCCATCACGCCGCCCGCCACGTTGCGCTTCTGCGGCGTATAGGACGGCGTGCCCGTGCCCATCGAGGACGTGCCGTAGGGCACGCCGCCGACCGCTGATAGCAGCACGTCGAGGTTTTGGACCGGCCAGCCTTGCTGTTCGTACCACTGCCCCATCTGCGTGTTGAGGTTCTGCTGCTCTTGCTGCTGCTGCGCGCTGCCGATGGTTTGCAGCATGCTGGCGTCTTTCTGCTGCGCCGCCTGCTGTGCGGTGGCGACACCCGGCAGTTGCTGCGCCGCAGTGAGGCCCGCTTGCAGGTTCGTGTTCGCCATGTTGCCCGCCTGGCCGGCGGCGGCGTTGTAGCCT